CCGTCGGCGTAAACAAGTATCACAACCTGACGCGCGGCAAACTCGCGTCGCTCAAGGCCAAGCCGAACGTCTTCATCGGCCCGGTGACGTTCAAGAACGGTCGCACCGTCAACGGCGTGTGGCAGCGCAGCAACCACGGCCCCGGTGAGCGCCGACGCCAGGCCGGCTACGGCACCAAGGGCCGCAGCGTCGACAAGATCGGCGGCGCGCGCACGACGCTGAAGCTTCTCATTCAATTCGAGGACACGACGCCGGCGCCGAAGCGGCTGCCGTTCGAAGCGCGTGCCCGCCAGTATCTCGATCGCAATGCACGTGCCGTGTTCGAGGCCGCCCTGCAGCGCGCGATCGCCACCTCGAGGAGATGACGATGCACATGACCTTGCGCCGCCTGCAGCCGCTGATCTTCGCCGCTACGGCGCCCACCGCGAGCCAGGCCGACATCGCCCGCGCGATCAACGCCATCGAGCGGCGCACCAAGGAGCGGCACCCGTCGAAGCTGCGCCGGCGCACGGTCCGCAAGGTCGAGCTCGGCCAGAACGGCGCGTTCTAGTCATGGGCGAGAACCTGCCCGATCGGCCCGCGATCGCGACTAGCGTCGAAGTGCGCGCCGGTCTGATATTGGTTGTGTCGCGGGCCGACGTCGCCATCGGGGCGGACGGGAAGCCGCACGCGCTGATCGCGCGCGAGGTGTTATCTCCGTTCCGGCCGATCCGCAGCAAGCCCAGCGAGCCCGTCCCGGTCAGCATGGATCGGCGCCTGGCCATGATCTACGAGCAGATCGTCGAAGAGCAGGCCTGGTCGATCAACCGCTCGCTCGACTTCATCGACGAGCACGGCTGGCTCGCGTTCGACATGACCACCGGCCGGGTCACCGCCTGATGGTCCCTAGGTTCGAACAGATCGTCGACGGCCGCTTGTCGAATCCATTCTTTCACAGCGCGCGTGATCGAGAACTCGAGCGCATGTTGCTCACCTTTGCCAACGACATGCCGGTAACGCTGTTCGCCGGCAACATACGTGACGCGATCAACGACGCCCGCCCGGCTTCGCAGCCCGCGCCGCGTAGCATACGCAGCGCCATCGCGTTGCTTGTGCTGGCGTGCGCCTGGCGCGTCATGCACCCGCTAAGAAAGGTCGACCAATGATCCCTTGGTTCATTGTCAACGTGATCGACGCGATCACGGCGCGCCTCGGTTACGACATGACCGTCGAATGCCGATCCGATCGCCGTTGGGCGGTCGAGCGCTTCTGGCTTCACCGGCGTCCCCCGGGCACCCCACGTCCTGCCAAGCTCGGCCCGTACCGCGGCGGTCCTCTCGTCGCGGCCGACGAGGTCGGCACCATATTCGTCGGCAACGACGTCGCCCTCGCCGGCGTCGCCGAGTTGCGAAGCTGCCGCGAGCTCACCCGCGCCGACCCGTTCGCCACCCGCCAATAGGAAATGGGTCCTTCCGGGCCCCTTTTTGCACGTGGGTAATTGCGCGCCCCGATGCAGCGCCAGCGACGAATCGAAAAAGTTGGTTGCCGGTTGCGGTTGCCGGTTGCGGGGTAGGGGAGGGCGCCGATGACGCTCCTCTCGCTGGGCGCATACGGAAAAGCTCACGGCGCCTCGAGACAGGCGGCGACGAAGTGGCGCGATCGCGGCGTGCTCATCCTCGATGGCGACAAGGTCGACGTCGAGAAGTCCGACGCGCGAATGCGCGACGCGGGGCTCGGCCGCTTCAAGGACGAGGCCGCCAACGCGCAACCGGCATCAGCAACCCGTACCCCAAAGCGGCAACCACCGCGCGCTTCAGGTACCCGCAACCCCGTACCGGTTGCGAGCAATGCCGAAGAGCACACGTATCGCGCGGCGGTGACCTTGGTCGCCACCAGTCGCAAGGCGTCGACCAGCTGGCTGCAGCGCCAGCTGCGAATCGGATACAACGAAGCCGCTCGGCTGATCGAGCGGATGGAAGCCGATGACCTGGTCAGCGCGCCCGACCATGTCGGCCGACGCGAAGTCCTCATGGGCGATGATGCCGAAGATATGGCGGCGGCCGTCGACGAGGTGGTCGGCGAGCTTGAGGCAGCGGCCGCTGACGGCGAGATCGACCCCGAGCTTTATTCGGGCTTCGTCGAAGATCTGCTCAATGGCCGATTCCGCAGCAAGGCGGACGCGGCCGCGATCAAGGAAAACGGCCTCGCGCTGAAGCACCTTCTCGCGGCGCAAAAGGCCGCGGGGCTGCTGGTCGAGCTGGAGCTCGCCGAACGCGTACTGTTCGACGATCGCCGCGCCGCCCGCGATGCCTGGGATGCCTGGTCGGGCCGATTTGCGCCGTTGATCGCCGCTGACCTCGGCATCGATGACGGCGGGAAGGTGGCGGAGGTTCTGAAAACCTATGTCCACCAGCAGCTGGAGGAGCTCGGCGAGCCCGACGTCTCCTTTACCGGAGCTGACGAAGACCGACAGGCTTAGGCGCGCTGCGCGCCGCGGCTGGACGCCCCCCCCGCGCATAAGCGTTCCCGAGTGGGCTGACCGCTTTCGCGTCCTGGCTAAGGAGGCTGGGAGCACATCGGGCAGATATCGGACGTCGCGCGTCGAGATCGCGCGCGGGCCGATGCTCGCCGTCACCGAGCCGGGCGTGCGTAAGATCTCGGCGATGGTGGCCACGCAGCTGCTCAAGTCGACGCTGCTCGAGAACATCATCGGCTTCCGGGCCCATCTCGATCCCGGGCCTATGCTGTGCGTCCAGCCGAAGGATGACGCGGCCGACCAATTTTCTAAGGAGCGCATCGCGCCCTTCGTCAAAGCTACGCCGGTGTTGCGCGCGCTGATCGGCACGTCAAAGACGCGCGATTCCGGCGACACGATCGATTACAAGGCCTTTCCCGGCGGCTTCCTGGGCATCGTCGGCGCCGGCAGCCCGGACAACCTGGCGCGCCGGCCGATCCGCGACCTTCTGCTCGACGAGATCGACAAATACGCGCCGCTGAAGGAAGGCGACCCGACCAAGATCGCCGAGGAACGGCAGGGCACGTTCGACAATTCGTTGAACGTCGCGGTCTGCTCCCCGACGATTACGGGCGAGAGCAAGATCCACGCCCGCTTCATCCAGGGCGATCAGCGCCGGGCATCCGTCGCTTGCCCCGACTGTGGTCACCGCCAGTTCCTCGAATTCTTCGATCACGTCCATTGGACCAAAGGGAAGAACGACAAGACGCACCGGCCAGAGACGGCGCGGGTTTATTGCGATGGTTGCGGCGTCGGCTGGACCGAGGGGCAGCGGCTGCGTGCGTTGGCGACGATCCGGTGGCATCAGACGCGCCCGTTCGAATGCTGCGACGAGCTGCAGAAGCCGCTCGAATCGTACGCTGCGGCCGCCAACCTCGGTAACGACGCGGTCGAGGTGGTTTGGGATTGGTGGGCTGGTCCGCGCCATGCCGTCTATCGGGCGCGTTGCCGACATTGCGGCGAATGGCCCATCAATAACGAGCACGCCAGCTTTCACGCCGGCAAGCTCTACAGCCCTTGGCCGAACGATGCCCCGCCGAAGATCGCGGGAAAGTGGTTAGAGGCGACGGACGAAGACGGGAAGCTGGTGTTTTATAACACGCAGCTCGCACTCCCCTATCGCAAGAACGTGGGCAAGGAGCTCGACGGCGACACGTTGCTCGCCAGGCGTGAGGTCTGGCCGGCCGAGGTGCCCGATGGCGTTGCGCTGCTGACCGCCGGCATCGACGTCCAAGACTATCGCATCGAGATCGAGATCGTGGGCTGGGGCCGCGACGAAGAAAGCTGGTCGATCGCCTACGAAGTGATCGACGGCGAGATCGTCGACAAGCCGATCCAGGATCAGCTCGACAAGTTCCTGCAGCGCGTTTGGACCAGGGCGGACGGTCGGCCCTTCACGATCACCGCAGCCTGCATCGATTCCGGCGGGCATCACACGAACGCTGTCTACGACTTCTCGAAAGCTCGGCTAGGGCGCTTCATCTGGGCGATTAAGGGCGAAAGCGCGCGCGACGGTCTGCGCAACCCGGTCTGGCCGATCAAGCGGCCGCGGTCGCGATCGAAGCAAACCTTTCGTCCCGTGATCCTGGGCGTCAACGCCGCCAAGGATACGATCCGGACCTATCTGGGCAAAGACAAGCCTGGCACCGGGCACATGCACTTCTCGGTCGATCGCGACGTCAATTATTTCCAGCAGCTCACGGCCGAGCGGATAGTCGTCAAGGAACGTGGCGGGCAGAAGTACCGGGTTTGGGAGCTGATCGCCGGGCGCGCGAACGAGGCCCTCGACTGCCGGGTATACGCCTACGCAGCGCTCCACGGCCTCATGCACATGAGCATGAAGCTCAACAAGCGCGCCGACGACGTCGGCGCCGCGGTGACCCCTGATCCCGACGCAGATCCCCTGCTCGAGCACGATCACGACGAGGCGGCGCCGGCCGAAACGCCGGCGACGATCGTCGAGCAGTCCCCGGTGAAGATCACGGTCGGCGACCCCGAAGCTCCCCCGAAGAAAGTCTCGCTGGGCTCGATGCTCGCGAGAGGAGGCAAATCATGACCGATTGCGCTGCCTCCGGCATCTTCGCCGGATTGTCTCGAGACCAGCTCTCGGCCGCGCTGACGTCGGCCCAGCTCGCGCTGCTCGATCTGCAGATGGGCAAAATGAATGTCCAGCTGTCCTACACCCAAGGCGACGGCGCGAAGTCCGTGACCAGGCGCGTCGCCACTGTGGCGGAATGCACCGCGCTCATCATGCAGCTTCAGCAGGCGCTAGGCCTGCGCGGCCCGCGCCGCGCCCGGAGGCTCATCTACCTTGCCCGGTGAAGTGACGATCCTCGACGCGCGCGGCCAACCGATGCAGCGCGCGCCGGCGCGGCCGCGCCCTGGCGCGCTCAGCTCCGGCTTCAGCAATGTGCCCTGGGACGCGGCCGACCGCTACGGCTCGCACATGGCGGACTGGCAGCCGTACCTCTGGTCGGCCGACGGCGAGCTCAACCCCTATCGCGACACGATCACGGCGCGGATCCGCGACCTCACCCGTAACGATGGCTGGGCGTCGGGCACCGTCACGCGGATCCTCGACAACGCTGTTGGCGCAAATTTCCGCCCGATCGCCAAGCCGGATTATCGCGCACTCGCGACACACACCGGAATCAAGGCGTTCGACTCCACCTGGGCCTACGAATATTCGAAAGCCCTCGACGCCAGCTACCGGACATTCTCCAACGGCCGCGGCCGCTGGTGCGACGTGCAGCGCGCCATGACCGCCGGCCAGCAGTACCGCGTGGCGTTCCGACACAAGCTGGTCGACGGCGACGCGATCGCCAACATGCAATACCGGCTCGATCGCGTCGGTCGCGGCCGCGCGCGCTATGCGACATGCATCCAGCTGATCGACCCCGATCGCCTGTCCAACCCGCAGATGCGGTTCGACACGCACGAGCTGCGCGGCGGCGTCGAGGTGGACGAAGACAACGCGGCGATCGCCTATCACATTCGTCGCGCGCACCAGGGCGACTGGTGGTCGGCCGGCGACAGCGTTCGCTGGGATAGAATAGCGCGCGAGACCGAAGACGGCCGCCCGATCATCGTCCATGACTTCGATCACGATCGCGCCGGCCAACATCGTGGCGGGAGCGGGATCCTCGCCCCGGTCGTGCAGCGGCTGAAGATGCTTTACCGCTACGACGTCGCCGAGCTGGACGCGTCGATCCTCAACGCGGTCTTTGGCGCCTGGCTCGAAAGCCCCTTCGATCCCGAATTCGCGGAATCGGTGTTCGACGCCGGCGAGAAGATCGGCGGCTATCAGACCGCGCGGATGGATTTCCACGGCGAAAAGCCGATCAGGATTCCCGGCGCCGGCGGCGCGATGCCCACCCTGTTCCCGGGCGAGCGGGTAAATCAACTCAACGCCGCGCGACCCTCGGGCAACTTCATCGCGTTCGAGAAAGCGGCCCTTCGGAACATAGCATCGGCGGCCGGCCTTTCGGCACAGCAGGTCTCCAACGACTGGTCGGACGTCAACTATTCGAGCGCGCGCGGTGCGATGCTCGAATTCTGGAAGACGATGACCAGGCGGCGCGATGACTTCGCAATCGGCTTTTGTCAGCCGATCTTCACCTGTTTCGTCGAAGAGGCCCACGAAGTCGACGATCTGCCGATGCCGGCAGGCGCGCCCGACTTCCTAGAATTTCCCGACGCCTATTCGCGCTCCAAATGGATCGGGCCTGGCCGTGGCTGGATCGATCCCGTCAACGAAGTGAAGGGCGCGATCCTGGGCATGGACAGTGCCCTGATGGACTATGACGAGCTCTGCGCCGAGCAGGGCGTCGACGGCGACGACATGATCCTCGCCCGCAAACATACCATCAAGCGCTTCGAAGACGCCGGCGTGCCGTTGCCGAGCTGGGCGACGATCGCCCCCGGCGATTCCGCGAGCAAGTCCATCACCGATCCGGAAGCGACCTGATGCAGCAATTCGCGCACCTAGCCACGCGCCTCTTCAACACGCCCATCGCCATCCATCCGCGTAAGGCGGAGATTGCGATGGGTGCGCTGGCCGAGCGCCTGGGCATCGCCAGTATGGAGCGCCTGGGCGGCGGCGTTATCACGCCGGTAGCCTGGGACGATGACGACGATGCGTCGTTCGCGTCGCCACGCCGGACGCGTAGCGATTCTGGCTACGATGTCTTGAACGGCATCGCTGTCGTGCCGGTCAGCGGAACGCTGGTGCATAAGCTGGGCTCACTTCGCCCCTATTCCGGCATGACCGGCTACGATGGCATTCGCCAGGCTTGGCTGACCGCCCAAGCCGACCCCGAAGTCAGGGCAATTGCCGAGATCTATGATTCCGGTGGCGGCGAGGTCGCCGGCTGCGCCGACCTGTTCGAAACCAAGCTCGAGCTGCGCGGCAACAAGCCGTGTTGGGCGATCTTGAGCGAGAGCGCCTATTCGGCGGCCTATTGGCTCGCATCTGCGGCTGACCGCATCATCGTGCCCCGCACGGGCGGGACCGGCTCGATCGGCATCATCTGCATGCATGTCGATATGTCGGACGCGCTCACCAAATCCGGGCTGAAGGTGCGATTTATCACCTCGAGCGGGGCGGACCGCAAAACCGACGGTCATTCCGAGATACCGCTGTCCGACGATGCGCTCTCCGCCATCCAGGCCGAGATCGACGCGATGGGCGACATCTTCCACGATTCGGTGGCCCGCGCACGCGGTCTCACCGCGGACAAGGTGCGGGGCCTTCAGGCCGGCACATTCATGGGCGCCGCCGGCGTCACGGCCGGCCTCGCCGATGCCGTGATGGCGCCCGACGCGGCCTTCGCCGCGCTGCAGGCGACAATCCAGTAATTTGACGGAGACACACATGTCGAAGACCACGAAGGCGGCGGGCACGTCCCCGTTCGCTCATTTGCTCGCCGGCGCTGCGGCACTCGCCCGCGGCGGCCGCCTCGGCTCGCGCGCCGAGGATCCGGAGAACGCTCCGGACGCCGAGGACCCCGAGAACGACCCTGACGCCGAGGATCCGGAGAACGACCCCGACGCCGAGGATCCGGAGAACGACCCGGACGCCGAGGACCCGGAAAACGACCCGGATGCCGAGGATCCGGAAAACGACCCGGACGCCGAAGAGCCGAGTGATGAGAAGGAGGCCAAGGGCTTCCGCGCCGGCCATGCCGCAGCGAACAAGCGCGCTCGCGCGATCTTCAACTCGAAGGCCGCGACCGGCCGCGCCGATCTCGCCGCCTATTTCGCGTTCGAGACCAACCTGTCGGCCGCCGCTGCGATCGTCGCAATGAAGGTTTCTGGCAACGCGCCGTCTGCGCCGCGCCGCGCCTCGCTCGACGACCGCATGGGCGCGCGTCGCGACGCCCGCCCGGGGGCCGATGCCACGGGCAGCGGCAAGGGCGCCTCGCTTGCGTCCAAGATGATCGCCGTCGGCGAGCGCCTTGGCCAGGTCGTCAAGTCCTGACCCCAAATCCCTCGAGTAGGAAGCAACCCACATGACCACCTATGGCGATAACGCCTTCCAGCCGCATGCGACGTCGGACGCCTATGTCCCCGACCAGCTCATCGCCGGCAACAATCCCCCCCTCGTAACCGATTCCGGCACGATCACCGGCGCGGCCGCGTTCAAGCGCGGCACCGTCCTCGGCCAGGTCAGCGGCACCACCGTTACCGTTACCCCGGGCGCTGTCGTCAGCGGCTCTGGGGGCACGCCCGGGAACGGCGCGATCGGCACCGTTACGGCAGACGCCGGCGCTCAGCCGGGCGTCTATCAGATCCGCATCCTCAACCCGGCGACCAATGCCGGATCGTTCGAGGTCACGCGTCCCGACGGCACGGTCGACGGGAACGGCACAGTCGCGGTCGCGTACAACGGCATGATCAACTTCACGCTCGCTGACGGCGCGACCGACTTCGTCGAGGACGATCGCATCCCGGTCACCGTCAGCTATTCGGCCGACGGTCCCTGGACGATCGCGACGGCGGCGGCGTTGGACGGCTCGGCCGAACCCCGCGCCATCATCGTCGACGATATCGACGTCACCGGCGGTGACAAGAAGGGCGGGCTGTACCTGATGGGTTCGTTCAACGCGAATTCCCTGACCCTCGGCGCCGGCATCACCGCGCTCGCCGCGAAGAACGCCCTGCGCAGGCACGGCATCTTCATCGTCACGCCCGTGTCGGCCGCCGACCCGAGCTGATCTCAGCAACCAATTTCGCATGACGCGAGCCCGCCTTCCGGCGGGCTTTTTTTTTGGAGCCCGCAATGACCGGCAACCTTTCGTACGACACGGCGACCCTCGTCGCCGTGGTGCCCAACCTGAAGCTGTCGCAGAATTGGCTGCTCGACCGATTCTTTCCCAACATCGTCGAATCGACCAGCGAAGAGGTCGCGATCGACGTCGACGTCGGCAAGCGCCGCATGGCGCCCTTCGTGTCGCCGCTGGTCGCCGGCAAGCTGGTCGAGCAGCGCCGCTACCAGACCAACAAATTCGCGCCGGCCTATGTGAAGGACAAGCGCGCGCCGGATCTGCGCAAGCCGGTCAGGCGCATGATCGGCGAGCGCATCGGCGGTGATCTCACCGGCGCGGAGCGCGAGATGGCCAATCTGAACGCCGAGATGGCCGACCAGGTCGACATCCTCAACCGCCGCCTCGAGTGGATGGGTGCATCGGCGCTCAGCTCCGGCTCGGTCACGATCCAGGGCGAAGGCTTCGAGACCGTGGTCATCAACTTCGGTCGCGATTCCGCGCTGTCGATCGCGCTGACGGGCAGCAACAAGTGGGGCGTAGGCCTCAACGACCAGGGCCGCGATCCCAAGATCGTCGCCCAGATCGAGGCTTGGGGCACGCGCATCCTGCAGAAGTCGGGCGCCGTCGCGACCGATATCGTGTTCACGCCGTCGGCCTGGTCGTGGTTCCTGCTCGCCGAAGGCGTCCAAGGCGCGATCCAGTATCCGACCCTCGCCATGTCGGGCAACCAGATCGACCCGGGTCCGCGTCCGCAGCTGGGCGCGGTCTACAAGGGCCGCTGGGGCAATTACGACCTGTGGCTCTACAACGACTGGTTCGTGAACGACCTCGACAACATCGAATATCCGATGTTGGCCGACGGCACGATCATCATGTCGGGCCCGCAGCTGCAGGGCACCCGCGCGTTCGGCATGATCCTCGATCCCGAGTTCAACTATCAGCCGTTGGCGTTCGCGCCGAAG